CGTTGCCGGGTACGCGCATCAGTGCCAGGTGCTGAATATCGTTGAGCGAATACATTTTCGTGCCACGGTACTGATACCCCAGCACGTTGCCGTATTCGTCAGTTTTGATAAACATGTTGAATGGGTTAAGAACCTGCAAGTTTACGGTTTCGCCTCGAGGGTTACGCGAAATCAACCAGTAAGCGTTACCAGCCAATGCCAACGAATTGACCGTCGACTCCATCCACGCTTCACGTGTGATGGCCGCATCCGGTTGACGGATCCACAAAGGTGTCGGGGTGACTTTGATGTCCTCACGGTATGCGTGAATGCCCATTTGTTTCATCGCCGTAGCGAGAATACTTACAGAGCGGTAGACGGAGGCGAGGCTAAGAGCGTCGTTCGTAGTCACACCCGACGAGGCAAAGTTCGGTTGCGGAACAATCGCAAACGAGCGTTCCTCAAGTGCGCTTCTGCGCGTGAATCCTAGATAATCAAGTAATCCCATTACTACATATTGTGTCACGAATCAAGTGAGACCACAACATATAGTATTTGGCGTGTTGTTACTGGCAACTATCGCATTGCAAGAGATCCATAGGGTCCATCGGTACTGCGTAACCGTCTACTGTGTCTTTTTCCATAGACTTATCAGAATACTTGCAACGATTGTTCTCGCAAAGTATCCGCGCCGAATGTTGCCAACAATGTTGCCATTACTGCATCAATTTCGACTGCCGAGTCACGCCGCGATACTCGAAACCCCTCACCAACCATTTTGCGAACGGTGCGCGGAATCTGAATTGATAGCAACGGGTCGCCACCATGCTGGAGGGTCTTTCGTGCCAGTCGGGCATAGAACATAGATGAGGCGTTGACAATGTCTCCCAACGTGGCCGTCTCGGCAGGGTAACCACGAGCTTTGAGCTCTTTGTGTAGATCGCGCAGCGTGTAGCCGTCAACAATGATGGCGCGAGGATTGTGGGACATGAGTTGACCACAAACGAATATCAACTGCTCAAGTGACGGCTTATTGATTGAGGCCACAAGTTCCGTATAGATAACATCATCAACTTTGACCGCGACTGCGACGGTTGCGTGTGCCCAGTCAGGTGTCCGGTCAATCGCAAACACAAACTCACCCTGGGGCATAGTCTCACCAAACGGTCGCTCGCACTTCTGCCACAACTCGGCAGGGATAAACGTCTTAGTGCCCGATTGGATAAACCTATTGAGTCGGTAGCGAATAATGTCATCTTTAGGCAGCGCACGAACATCGTCGAGCAACAGTTTCGGATCTATACGGCCTGACTGTAACGCAGGGTTAGCCTCCATCAGTAGCGCAATAAGTTCGTCGTCGTCGTCCGGCACAATCGCCTCTGACGCCTCCCAAATCCACGCACCAAAACGCGGCAAGTCGCCTGCTATCGCTTTATCCGCGTTTGCATAAAGTCGCGTAAGTAGTTCAGAGTTTTCATCACCTGCGGTTGTGATTCCAACCAGCAAAGTATCCGGCCTCGCACCAGTACCACTTGCAAGTGCATCCCAGACTTTGCTTTCAACAAGATGAACTTCATCCACAATGCCAACGCTGACAGGAATGCCCTGAAGAGTATTAGCGTTACTTGCTTTGATTTCATATCGACTCCCATCGAGTGTTTTAATACCACGTGTTTCAGTAAGTTTTGCCATGCGACGTTCAAGGGCAGGATTTGATGCAATGACACGTTGCAAGCGATCATAGATAAGCCGAGCTTGTTCTGCTGTCGACGCGACACCTACGTTATATGCGCCAGGTTTTCTTAGGACGGCCCACAATCCGATTGCCCCGACGAGCTCGCTCTTGCCCTGTTGCCTCGGCATACTGCAAATAATACTTCGCCACCTCAATTCACCTGATGGCAATAGTTCCGTTATTCGACGTAGCAACTCCACCTGCCAATCATCAAACTTGAAACCAGGTGTCGCAACCGACCACGCCAACTCAATGACCGGCAACAACCAATCAATGTCACACACAAAGTCATCCGACAATGTGGGTGTGTGGCGAGCCGGGGCAAACGTCATCGAGTCAACAATGCTTCAAGCTCATCGACAGGTGCGCCATCCGGTGCAGAGTTCCGCAACATACGCAACCCCTGCAAATACGACGACGACTTAGCCGCCGTATATTCCTGATCTAGCGAGTCCGCGGTTGCCAGGCAGAGTGCCACAATCGCGGCGTGTTCTTTGCCCACCCAACCGAGCGAATCCAATGTCATTTCGAGGGCCTTGCGATTTCCTGTTGGTATGTCGCGCCATGATGCCGTTGCCATGCGTTGTCCTGTCTGTCGTTTGCGCCAGTTCCCAAACCTTTTTTCTTGGCATGTGCCAGAGCGGGGGCGGCGCGGGATGTGGGAGTGCCCTCCAAAAAAACCGGAGGACATTTTATTTGCGAACTACCCCGGGGGGTGTCGCTGTTTGTCTACGATAGGCGTACCCCCCACCGGGGGTTGATCCAGTTGATGCGTGAGTGAACTTTGTTTGACTTCAATCCGTTGCATCTGTTGCATGCGGCGAGTAGGTTGCTTGGGTCTGCGCTGCCACCCATTGATGCTGGGATTATGTGGTCGACGGTGTCTGCCTCTGCCCCGCAGTATGCGCAGGTGTGTGCGTCGCGTTCGAGTATGGCGAGGCGTAGGGTTTTCCAGTCGGCAGTTTTTAGGTCTGGTCTGTTCTTTGCTGGCATTAGTTTTCTTTCATGAATAGCAGCCAATGTGTTTGCATTCGCTTGCCGGATGGGTGACCAATGATTGGTTGTTGTCCAGCCAGCTCAATGACTTGTCTTGTTGGGATGGAGTATTCGTTCCATTTGAATATCAGGACACCGTTGGGTTTTAGTACCCTAAAGCATTCGCTAAAGCCTTTGGCAATGTCTTCTTGCCAGGTTGTTTTGTCTAACACACCGTACTTCTTTCGTAGCCAACTTTTCTCTGTTAGTCCAGTTAAGTGCGGTGGGTCGAATATGACCGTGTTGTATGTTTCGTTATCAAACGGTAGTGATCGAAAGTCCATGACCATGTCAGGTTTGATGATTATGGTTTGGCCGTTGGTAAGCAGGTGTTCCTCGTGTTCGCGTATGTCGCCGAACATCACTCTTGGGTCTTGTTTGTCAAAGTAGAATGCGCGACCACCTGATGCCGGGTCAAGGATTGTCTTAGTCATACAATGGCCATCCTTTCAAATTGTCCTGCTGGTCGGGTGATGAATGTGAGCACACCACGTCTGCCTACTGCCCCAGCTTTTTGTTTGAACCATGTTGATTCGGACTCTAGTGCTGGTGTGCAGATGATTAGCCGGTCACGTCGGCTGCTTATTTGGAACTCGTGTTCGTGTCCGTGTATGAGGATGTGGCCTGCACCTGCTGGATGGTTGTTGAATGTTTGTTTCTCCCACCATTCCATTGCTTTGCCTCGTGACCATTGGTGGCCGTGGATCAACACAAAGTTTGTGCCGTTCACTTCGAGTACGAGATGGTCCTCGTCTTTGCCTGGGACGTAGATCTGAACATGTCCGTATCGTGCCGGATTGAGTGCCATCGCCTCACCGACTGCGATTGTCGATTCAGTAGCGTGACCGTCGCTTGCATCAGTAGTTTGGAAACGCTGTATGTCATCGTGATTGCCGTTGACCACACCCACAGTAATGCGCGGTGCTTCAATGAATGTGTCAATGGTCCGTAAGAGCATTCGCCTAAACAGACGTAACTGTTCCGAGACAGTGAGGTCAGAGCGGTAAAAGTTTCTGCCCCCTTGAGACTGATTCCCCTCAAGGTGATCGCCGAGTCCGGCAATGAGAACACTTGGCCGTCCACTGGCCATCCATGCTGTTCGAGCTGTTGCCAGGCTCTGCGTCCACGCACGGATGATGCCGTCGGTTCCGTCGCCGTCTGGTTTGCCGAGTTGGCTGTCTCCCATTGCGAATACGAATAGGTCGTCTGTTGTTTGTTCGACACGTTTGGTTGCCTTTCTTTTGGTGAGTTGTATTAGGTCGTCAACTAGGGATTGACGGTCTACTCGTTTGAATATTTTGAATGTGTATGACCATGCGCCGCGTGTGACTGCTGGCGTTTTTTTGCCATTGTCGTCTTTGGCGATGTCTCTGGTCCAGGCGTTTGGGTTGTATTTGGCTGTGAGCATTGTTGCCACATAACCGTCGGGTATTGTTCCGCCTCGTCCGGTGATGAAGTCGTGTAGTTGGTCGTGTGCTAGTTCGCTGTCGGTTACGGCTGTGACTACGGATTCGTCGCCTGTGGCGTTCCATTCTTGTGTGAATACCGCAGCACCCCGAGTGTCAGGAGTTCTCGGGGGCTGTGGGGTATTCAACAGTTCGTCAAGCATCAGGGTCGAGTTGGTCCTGAATGATTTGTGGGTCGTATTCTGCGTCGTTGGGTAGTGGTGCTGGTTCGATCCCAACAATTTGGCAGACAACTTTGAGTTGTAGGTTGATTGCATCAATCATTTTTTCGATGTCGTACATGCTAGCCATTGGTTATGTTCCTTTCGCAGGTTCGGCATTCGCCGCGTCGGTGTGATCGTACGGATGATTCTTGGTTTGGGCATCCGATTGCGCGGATTGTGCGCCAGATGTGGCGTGTGGGGATTTGTTCGTTGTCCATGGCTTTCCAGAATGATGCTTGGTCGTCCTCGGTTAGTGTGGTGATCCATGCGTTGAGTCGGCATTGTTTGCCTGTGGGTGGTGGTACGTCGTTGAGTATGTCGTCGAGTGTTTTCATTGTGCGGCCTTTACTGCTATGACGATGATGATGGCGATGACTGCCCAGATGGTTGCCCCGGTCATGACGATGATTCCGCGTTGTTGCCAGAGTCGTCGTTGGTACATGCGCATTTTGTACGATTTAGCCATTAGAACGGTGCCGCCTGGTTGGAGGGTGCGCTTGCCCAGTCACTGTTTACGTCGGGTGAGGCTACTTCGGGTCCGCGCAACACTTTGACGATTGGGTTATTGACGTTTAGATCCTGTGAGTGTTTGGTTGCACCCTGGTAGTCGTATTCGCTGATTTTGCTGGAGAACTCTCCGGTGACTTCGACGAAGCTGGAGAACTCTGGGGTTGGGATTGCCCAGACTTTCCATTTCTTGTCAAAGGTGCGACCGTCGTTGAGTCGGATTGTTTCGAGGAGTATGAATCCTCGGTCGCCAAGTGGTTTGTCGACGATGCCCTCAATTTTGATGAATGCCATTTCTATTTTCCTTATCTGTTTTCGCCGTAGCGACGACCGTACTGAATGATTTGGTTGTGGTTGTGGTTTCCTATGGATCCTGTGGCTAGCAGGTATTCGGCTAGGTGTCCGAAGCTGTCGATGCGGCCTTTGATGTATTCGCGGATTAGGTGTTCGCGGTCTATTTCGTTTATTGCGTTTACTTTTTCGAGCTGGAGTAATAGGTGTTTGTATGCGCCGATTACTTTATCGCTTTTCATTGGTGTCCAATGGGTTCAGAACTTTGACTACGTCCTCGATACGAATGCGGATGCATCGCGCACCGTAGTGATAGGCAGGCAAAGCGTTTGATGTGATCATGTTTCTGATTGTGTTTGGGTGTACCGCAAGAATCTTGGCTGCACCCATAACGTTGGTGAATTGTGTTTCAGGGTTTTTGTCTGTGTTCATGAGGTGGGTTCCTTTCTCCCTAGTTCAGCGTAGCAGGTTTCGCATTGCTTGTCGTAGTGTGTTGTGTGTTGCTGGCATTGTGGCGTGTCGCCGCCGGAGGCTTGGGCGACCGTCGCAACATTATGATGATCTCTTTGTAGTGAGGCGGTCGCCCCCTGGCCTGGGGCCGGGGCGCCGCCGAACGTATTTGTTCTTATCTGTTCTTTATCTGTTTGGAGGACATGGGTGTCCGCCCTAACATGTCTCATATGTCCGCCCTTGATGTCGTAAATGTCCGCCCCAGGGAGGACATGGGTGTCCGCCCTCACAGAGTTATCCACAGGGATATCCACGTCGATTACGTACTTGTTTGTGCCGTATCGACCTGCCTGTTTCTGCGTTTTGAGGACACCCTCGGTTTCGAGTTCGCGGATGATTCGACGTGTGTGCCGAATGGATGCGCCTGCTCGTAATGCGACGGTTGTGACGGACGGCCATGCGGCGTTCCCTTTAGCCTCGTTCACGTAATCCGCCAGGATGATGAGAATGAGTTTGTGCATGCCATCGACACGATCCGAATGGATTACCTTTTTGACGAGTTTAAAACTCATGAGATTGTGCTAATGAGTTTGATGATGTTGGCGCGGTAGGCGCGGAACTCCTCGGGGTAAGACTTTTCGATTAGTTCTATGACTCGTTGGCGTTCCTCGGCTGCGCCTTTGCATCGCGCACAGATGTCTGCCGGAATGTGGTGGGCCTCGCAGGGTTTTCCGTTGCTCATGTTGTCTCCAAAGTGGAATCCCCCGAACCTGCTAGCACAGGCCGGGGGAAGTATTAGGGGGGTCGTGCTAGCGACTGTCAGCCATCATAGTCGTCTAAACCGATAACCGATACTGTTGTCAACATATTTTCGGTCACGTCGTGTTTCATAACACCTAACGAATACACTTGGTGGTCGCCGTCCGAGAACGCCCCAGCTCGTTGCATACCGTCAAGAATGGACTTTGCCAGGTTGTCTACATCCTGTTTGGCGTGACGATCCGTGTAGATGTTGATGGTGACACGTAGTTTGCCATTGAGTGCGAGCATGCCAAACTTGTCATTCCATGCCCCTGCAACGGTCT